ATTGACATAGCCTCAACCGTACAGAAAAACACGACAGCAGGCTTTTCAATCGTACAATGGACTGGTGATAATGCTTCTACGGCAGGTATAGGGCACGGACTTTCTGCAGCACCAGAATGGATAGTAGTTAAAAATTTAGCTGATACAACGGATTGGTTTGTATATCATAAATCTGTTGATGCTGACAAAACTTTAAAGTTAAACTCAACTGCAGCACCAGGAAATTTTACAACTGGTAAGTTTGATCACAGTGAGATTGATGCAACTAAATTTGAGGTCGCACAAGGATCTTCTAGTGCAAATTCTGTTAATGGTTCTAGTGATAATATGATTGCCTACTGTTGGCACGGAGTTGATGGCTTTAGTAAATTTGGTAGCTACACAGGAAATGGAAATGCAGATGGTGCATTTATCTACACAGGATTTAAACCAGCTTGGGTAATGATTAAATGCTTTTCAACATCTGGAAATGGTTGGACAATCCATGACAATAAAAGAATGCCTTTCAATGGTTCATCAACAGAAACAACCTTGTATGCTGATTCCTCTCAAGCAGAACAAACAAGTGGTGGTAATTTAATAGATTTCCTATCAAATGGCTTTAAACTTAGAGGCACTAATACAAACTTAAATGGCACAAGAACATATGCATATTTTGCGTTTGCTGAACACCCCTTCAATGGCGATGGGACAAGCTTTGTGACTGCGAGGTAAAATGCCTTTAATAAAGATTCCATTCAAACCAGGGTTTAATAAACAAATGACAAAGACCACTGCTGAATACCAGTGGACAGATGGTGACTTTGTTAGATTTCGTTATGGAGAACCAGAAAAAATTGGTGGCTGGACACAACCCATAGTAAACACATTACCAGGTGTAGCAAGAGGTATACACAACTGGGTTGCTTTAGATGGCAACAAATATATTGCAATAGGCACTACTAAAGGTTTGTTCTTATATTATGAGGGAGCCTTTTATGATATTTCACCGCTCGGAACAGCATTAACATCTTGCACAATTACAACAACAAATGGCTCGGCTACAGTAACAATAAATAAAACTGGGCATGAGTTAAAAGTTGGAGAGTATGTTGTTTTTTCAAGTGTTACTTTACCAGGATCAGGAACTGGGTTTACAACTGCTGATTTTACAACAAATCCATTTGAAGTTATTTCTGTTCCAAGTGCAAATACTTTTACAATTACTATGTCAGCTAATGAATCTGGAGCTGGTATCACAGCAGCTGGCTCAGCTACAGTGACTCCTTATGAAGAAATTGGTCCTTTAATTCAGACACAAGGTTTTGGTTGGGGGACTGGGACTTGGAGTGGAAGCCAAAATTGGGGCGACCCAAGTTCTTCAGTTGATACTGTACTTGAACCAGGAAATTGGTCATTAGATAATTATGGTGAAATTCTTATAGCCACAGTTCGTAACGGAAGAACATTTGAATGGAACCCTTCAGCTTCAAACGCTTTGACCACAAGGGCAACTTTTGTAACTTCAAATCCGACAGCCTCAGTGCAAACTATTGTATCAGATACAGACAGACATTTAATTCATTTAGGAACTGAAACCACTATAGGCACGATTGCATCACAAGACAAAATGTTTATACGTTTTTCAGATCAAGAGGACAGAACAACATATGCTGCTACCTCTACAAACACAGCAGGAACTTTTCAGTTAGACTCTGGATCAAAAATTGTAGGAGCTGTACGAGCTAAAGATGTAACTTTTATTGTAACAGATACCTCAGCTTATATTATGCAATTTGTAGGTCCACCTTTTACATTTTCTATAAGGCAGGTTGGCACAAACTGTGGAGCTATGTCACAACATTCTATAGTGCACGTAGATGGTGTAGTATACTGGATGGGACGAACTGGAGGTTTTTTTGTTTACGATGGAGGTGGTGTAAAAAAAATACCATGTACTGTTGAAGATTTTGTATTTACTACACAATCTAGTGACGATTTAGGATTTAATTTTCAACAAAATGAAATTATCTTTGCAGGATATAATTCTTTATTTACAGAGATAAATTGGTTCTATCCAAAATTTGGATCTGATGTAATTGATAGATGTGTAACTCTAAATTATAGAGAGGGTGTTTGGACGACTAGCTCACTTGCAAGAACAACTTACGTAGATAAAATAACTTTTGATAATCCTTATGCAACTGAATTTGACGCAACAGCAGTTCCTAACTTTTCCATAAATGGAATTACAAACACTGCTGGTGCAACCACTTTTTATGAACATGAAACAGGCACTGATCAAGTAGATAGTGCTGGTGGTAGAACAGCCATACCCGCCTTTATTGAGTCGGGTGATTTTAGTTTAGATTTACAAGGTACACAAGGTGAATTTTTTATTAAGATAAGACGTTTTATACCTGACTTTGCTAAAATAGATGGTAACGCAAAAATATCATTGTTATTAAAAGATTTTCCATCAGAGACAGAAACATCATCTAGTTTAGGGCCGTTCACAGTGACGTCATCGACAAGTAAAATTGATACAAGGGCACGAGGACGTTTTGCAGCTTTAAAAATAGAAAATGAAAGTATAAATGAAAGTTGGCGTTTCGGTTCTTTCCGTGCTGACGTTCAAGCAGATGGTAGGAGATAAATTGTGACAAGAAGAGATCCCAAAGTAGGCACTGGTAAAAAACCGAAAAAAAGTGGAAGAAGACTTTATACTGATGAAAACCCTAAAGATACTGTTAGTATTAAATTTGCTACCCCAACTGATGCGAGAAAAACAGTTGCTAAAGTAAAAAAAATAAATAAACCGTATGCAAGAAAAATACAAATACTGACAGTAATGGAACAACGTGCTAAAGTAATGGGAAAAAATCAGGTTGTTAGTATTGCTAAAAAAGCAAAAGAATCTTTAAAAAAAGCGAGGAAAATTGGCTAAAATAAATTTACTCATACCACAACTTAATGAAGAATATGTTATGGAAAATCAAAGACAAATGTCTTACAGTATTGAAACATTAGTAAATCAATTAAATTTTTCATATCAAAATGATTTAAAAAAAGAACAAGATGCATTTAACTTTTTTATGAGCTAATGACAATACGATATAAAAATCAAGGGTTTTCGCTAACAACAACTGACACTGTGAGTGTTTTAACATCACCGACAAGTGGACGTTGTTTAGTAAAACAAATACAAGTTCATAATGGCTCATCAAGTGCGGCAGTTAATTTATCAACACAGGTAACCGACACAAGTGCATCAGGGACATTCAGAATTGATAATGCTGCCATAGCTGCTAATACTACACGACAGATTATATCTCAAACGTTAGTATTAGAGGAAGGTGATATAATAAAGATGACAGCAAGCACAGCTAATGAAATACAAGGTATTATATCTTACGCTCTTATTGATCGCTCCCAAGAAAATGGTTGATTTAATTTTTTAATTATGTAAATTTAAATACATGACAACATATATAATAGTAAATTTAGTACTTTATTTAATTTTTTAGTTATGACAAAAATAATACATTGTGAATCAAAAACTAAGATCACAAACAAAAGAACTGGTAAAGTATATGCATCAGAAAATGAGGCTAAATTCGATGTCGAGGACAAACTGTCTGCAACAACTGAAGAAGACATTCAAAGGGACGTTACAATTATCGTACCGCAGTTGGATATTGAAGGAGGAACAGATTGAATCCGTTGGGAGGAACTGAACTTCAACACAATTTTTTACATGAACATGTTAAAAAAGAGTTGTTAGAAGGTGTTCAAATCTGTTTATCTGTTCCTGAAAAAACACCTCTATCTAAAGATAAAGTAAATATCTTATGGCAAAAAAACGCCCCAAACCAACCTAATATTGAGCCTTGGTTTAAAAATAAAGAAAACCACACAAAGTATGATTGGTACGTATTTAACTCACATTGGAATTACGAACAATTTAGAAAAAGTTTTAATCTACCAACCGATAGATGTCATGTGATTAAAAATGGAGTAACAAATTTTCCTAAAATAAAAAATTTTAATGAAGGGGATCGTTTAAGAATTATTCATCATAATACACCGTGGAGAGGTTTAAATGTTTTATTAGGCGCTATGCAATATCTTGAGGGTGAAAATATTGAGCTTGATGTATATAGTAGTTGTGAAATATATGGAGATGAATTTAAAAAAGATAATGATCATAATTACCAAGAATTGTATGATCAAGCCAAAGAATTACCAAACGTCAATTATATTGGCTATAGACCAAATGATTTTATATTAAGTAAATTACCAAATTATCATTTATATGTTTATCCAAGTATATGGGAAGAAACATCGTGTATTTCTTTGTTAGAGTCAATGGCTGCGGGATTATACTGTGTCGTGACTAATTATGGTGCTATTTATGAAACAGGGTCAGAGTTTCCTATATACATTAACTATGAAACAAATTTTAACAATCTTGCTTTTCAATTTGCAGAAGCTATTAAAGTAGCACGAGACACGCTCCACGAACCTATGATAAGAAAACATTTAGCTTTACAACAAGCCTTTGTAAAAAGATTTTATTGTTGGGAAAAAAAGGCTTTTGAATGGACTAATTTTCTTACAGGTGTTTTAAATGCAAAACAATAAACCACTTTGGATAAATAAAGAAAAAAAAAGAGATCAATACGATATTAAACTTTTTGTAGCGACTCCTGTTCATAGTGAAGTATCAATACATTTCGCACAAACTATGCTTGAGTTACAAAAAGAATGTATGAAAAGAAATATACTCGTAACGTTTCAATTAATGAAATCATCTTTAGTTACACAAGGTAGAAACTTATGTGTAAGCGCTTTTTTACAAACAGACTATACACATCTGTTATTTGTAGATTCTGATATTGCTTTTGATGTTGAAAGTATATTTAAAATGATAAGTAAAAATAAAGAAATAATCTCACAACCTTATCCAATCAAAACAGCTAAATGGGAAAATCTTATTACTAAAATTAAGGGTGGACTTATCAAAGACCCAAAACATTGTCAGTTTCATGTAAATCAATATCCAATACTATTAGAGGATGAAGAACATGACGTTAAATGTAAAGAAGGTGTTATAGAAGTTACTCACGCCCCAACTGGTTGTATGTTAATTCAAAGACAAGTTTTTGATAAATTAATTCAAGCTTACCCCAATATGGATATTGTACAAAAAACTGTAATAGATGGTGAGTTCAAAGATAGACCACATTTTTATGCTTTTTTTGACACTTATTATGATCCAGAAAACAAAAGATATTACGGAGAAGACTTTGCTTTCTGCCGTTTATGGAAAAATATCGGAGGTAAATTATATTGTTACATTATGGACTATATAACCCACGTAGGTGAATTTCAATATACTGGTCGTTTATATGATGAGATGACCAAGCAGGTGGTTGAAAAACCTCCACAATCAGAGTAAAATAAACTCTAAGTAATTACTAAGGAGATTTTTTTATGCCAGGTCCATTAGCAATAGGATTGATGGTTGGTACAGCCGCATTTGGAATAGCTAAACTTGCAGGCTTATCAACTAAAAAAGCATTAGGTATTGGTTTATTGGGTGGACTAGGGGCGGGTGGTATTAAGGCATTAATGGCTGCACCGACAGCCACAGGGGTGAGC